AGCCAATGAGGTTGCCGAAATCTTTGAGCCTAATAAATGCAGGATCATGCAGCTTGATTTGAAGGATGCCAACGAGTGCCTCAAGGTTGGCATGAAGTCAGAAGATTTTATTAATGCTTGGTGGGCGTCCAAGCCCTTCACCCCTGCCGGTATTATTAACCTGCATGATCTGGGTGATAGTCTTTATGATGAAGATTATTGTGAGACGTGTCTCTATCCATGGTCTCATTTAAATGAGAAGACATATGGTATGAGAACAGGTGAGCTTGTCACGTTCACCAGTGGTGCTGGTATGGGCAAGTCAAGTATCATGCGTGAGCTAATGCATCACCTTATGATGAACACCAAGGATAACATTGGTGTCTTGGCAATGGAGGAGAGTGTACGCAACACGACATTCAACATCATGTCTGTCGAGGCTAATGCTAGGCTCTATATCAAAGAGGTACGTGATCAATTTACCAAGGAACAGCTACGTGAGTGGCAGGAGAAAACCGTAGGCAGTAAAAGGTTCTTTGCCTTTGATCACTTTGGGTCGATCAGTAACGATGAAATCTTAGGCCGTGTACGCTACATGGCCAAGGCATTGGAGACCAAGTGGGTGATCTTGGATCACCTGAGTATCTTGGTATCCGGTCAGGAAGATAATGGTGATGAACGTAAGTCAATCGATATTCTAATGACCAAGCTACGATCCTTGGTTGAGGAGACAGGCATAGGCTTGCTATTGGTGAGCCATTTACGAAGGCCAAGTGGTGATCGTGGGCATGAGGATGGGCGTGAGGTGTCTCTGTCTCACCTGCGTGGCTCTGCAAGCATAGCACACCTGTCTGATGCAGTCATTGCATTGGAGCGTAACCAGCAAGCAGAGGACGAGCAAGCAGCCAACACCACCACCATACGTGTCCTGAAGAACAGGTACACTGGTGATACAGGTATTGCTTGCTACTTGCATTATGATAAGGAAACTGGTAGAATGACACAGATTGATAACCCTTTTGTGGAGAATGAGTGATGGTGTGGAAATATAGAACAGAACAAGATGCAGAATATGTTTCAAATTATTTAAAAGAAAAAGGACTTTCCTTTACTTTTGATGAGCGACTACCTGCTTTTTATATAGATCATCCTGATCCTGAGAAACACTATATAGCTTATCAATATTATTATACAACAGGTAGATGGGGAGTTATGTATAATAAACGAAATCAAAATAGAAAACATTATATGTGTAAAAATATAGAAACATTAGTAGATAAATATATTTTAAAGGATAATGAACAATGAATACGATGGGTAAACGTAAACCTTTTGATAAAGCTTTATATGATGTGGCTGATAAGGCTGCTAAAGAAGCCACATTAAAATATATTAAAGATATGAACTACACTACAATAGATACTTCAGAGAGGAAAGACTTTGATATTATCTGCAAAGCTACAGAAGACACACACCATCTCTATGAAGTAGAGGTAAAATATTCTTGGAAAGGTGATTGGAATCCTAGTTGGAGGGAGATACGGATACCCTATCGTAAGAGCCGCTTGCTAACTAAATGGAAAGAACAATATCCTAATGCCTTGTTTACATTTATAGTATGGCGTAATGATTGTAAACAAGCATGGCATATTGATGCAAATATTTTATTTGACTGTGAAGTAAAAGAAGTGTCTAATAGAAACATCAGAGAGGGTGAGAAATTCTTTCATGTTCTAGTGGAGGATGCGTGTCTCATTAAAGTATAATGACAACAGCTATAGTTGATATTGAAACAGACAGTTTGAATGCAACAAAGGTACATTGTATTGTAGCAAGAAGTTATGAAACAAATAAAGTTAAGGCGTGGGTAGGACAGGAGTGTTCGGAGTTTGCTAGTTGGTCGCAGCAGATAGATACCTTTATAATGCATAATGGTATTAGCTTCGATGCTCCTGTCCTGAACCGCCTTCTTGGATGTAATATAAAGCTGAGTCAGATACGTGACACCCTTATTGAGTCTCAGCTTTACAATCCAATAAGGAATGGTGGTCACTCTCTTGAGGCATGGGGCAAACACCTTGGCTTTGAGAAGGGTGACTTCCATGACTTCACAGAGTACACTCCTGAGATGCTGGAGTATTGTAAACGTGATACAGAAGTGACACGCCTTGTAGCGCAGGAGCTAGAGAAGGAAGGTAAAGCTTTTAAACCTAAAGCCTATGAGTTAGAGTGCAAGGTCAGAGCCATCGTAGATAAGCAGCAAAGGAATGGCTTTGCTTTTAAATTAAAAGAGGGTATGATCTTACAGGCTCAGTTGCAAGATGAATTACAGGAGCTAGCACGTAAAGCAGAGGAAGACTTTGCACCAACCATAGTTGAATTAAAGACCAAGACTAAGTACATTCCTTTTAATATAGCAAGCCGTCAGCAAATAGCTGAGAGGTTGCAAGCAAAGGGCTGGAAGCCCAAGCAGATGACTGACAAGGGTAATGTCATTGTCAATGAAGCAGTCTTATCGAAGATTAATATGCCTGAAGCCAAGATGTTTAATAGGTACTTCCTGTTGCAAAAACGTACTGGATTAATAAAGTCTTGGATCATGGCTTGCGAAGAAGATAACCGTGTGCGTGGTAAGGTAATGACACTGCGTACTGTAACTGGAAGGATGGCACATGCAGTTCCTAATATGGCACAAGTTCCCGCTGTCTATAGCCCTTACGGCAGAGAGTGCCGGAGCCTATGGACAGTGGATGATGAATCTAAGTATCGCTTGGTAGGTGTGGATGCCAGTGGCCTTGAGCTAAGATGCTTGGCACACTATATGGATGACCCTGACTATACCAACATCGTATTGACGGGTGATGTACACACAGCCAATCAGCAAGCAGCAGGATTACAGACCAGAGATCAAGCCAAGACTTTTATCTATGCCTTTCTCTACGGTGCAGGTGCAGCCAAGATTGGTAAGATAATTGGCGGTGGTCCCAAGAAAGGACAGCAATTAATAACCAAGTTCTTAAATAACATGCCAGCACTTAAACGTCTAAGAGGAGAAGTGGCTATGTGGTCCAGTAAGGGTACGGTTCCGGCCCTAGATGGTAGGCTACTACACATTAGATCAGAACATGCAGCATTAAACACTTTACTTCAGGGTGCTGGTGCTATAGTATGCAAGCAATGGCTTGTTCACATCATGGAGCGGGTTATTAAAGCTAAACTAAATGTCAGGTTGGTCGCCTCAATACACGATGAATATCAGTTTGAGGTAGCCATCCCTGATATAGAGAGATTTTGTAGGCTAGCAAAGGAGGCAATGACACAGACAACAAAGACACTAAAGATGAAGTGTGAATTAGACTGTGATTATAAAGTTGGAAAAACATGGGCTGATACACATTAATTACTTGACACCCTCAATCAGGTAGTGTATACTGATGGAGTTGTGGTAGTAGACAAACACAATATCAACAGCCATAATAGTATGGCACTAAACACAAAGGATACTTTTAATATGGTTAATCAACCTTTATATCTAACGGGTAAATGCTATTGGGCCTCAGTGATCGAGCCTAACAGTACGTTTGAACCGGCTTGGCAAGTCGATCTCTGCCTTGATGAAGATACCAAAGCTCTGGTTCAGGAGGCTGGTTTAAAGATACGTAATAAAGACGATGAGCGTGGTGCGTTTGTCACGTTGAAGCGTAAGGTGCAGGGTAAGAATGGTCCACGTCAGGCACCTTCGGTAGTGGATTCCCAAAATAACGCTTGGGATAGGAAACTTATTGGGAACGGTAGTGTGATAACGGTAAAGGCCCTTCCCTTTGAGTGGAACTATGCAGGTAAGGCAGGTGTATCTGCTGACCTTGCAGCAGTTCAGGTAGTTGAGTTGGTTGAGTATGGGGATAAAGGATTTGATGTTGTTGAAGGTGGCTATGTTAATGAAGCAGCCGCTGAGATGTCAGACGATATTCCTTTTGGTAACTAGGTGAAGGTAGGGGTGTTGCATTTTAGTTTGGTGGTGTAACACCCCTATTTTATTATGAAAAAAATTGAAACATTAGTA